TATTACATTGACCTTACCTGCTGGCCCATCGGCGGGTGATTTTGTCATTGTGAAAGATGGAACCGGAGCCGCTGCTACCACTAGCTTTTCAGTAGCGCGTAATGGCAGCAATATAGCTAGTTCTGCTACTGATTTGACCTTTGACAAGAACTTCGCTGAAATAACAATGACCTACATCGACGGAACCATTGGTTGGAGCGTATAAATGACGAATTTAGCCGATCTGCTGCCAGCAGGTGGTGGTCAAAACAATACAAACTTTGTAGCTGATGGAGATATAACGTCAGGGAAACCTGTAGTTCTTACGACTGTGGGCAAAGCGGCTCAAGTCGCTACAAGCACAGCAAGTGGCAGTTTACCTTTAGGGACACAATTAACGGTAGAATCTGGGGCTAGTTCAATGGGTCGTATTAAAGTGACTGCTGACCCTCACAATACTGACCGATGGATGGTTTCTTATAAGAACGATTCAGGCACTTCTGGTATACGCATTAAGTTTGTAACACGCTCTGGAACTACTTTATCTGACGGAGGTGTATCTAACTCTGGGAGTGAAGCAGACATAGGCGACGCTTATGCTCATGCTATGGTGTTTGACCCTGTAACCCCTAATAAAGTTCTTATGGTTTTCATGCCCGGAGCCAATGCCACTTCGAGCTACGGCACTGCGGCTGTTGTTTTAACGCTTTCTACTAGTGATAAGGATGCTGTTGTTTCATTTGGAACCGTTAACAGATTTGAAACGGCAAATTTTGATCAGGCTAATGGAGTACCCGATAGAGTTTTTGCACTGGGAACTTCAGGTAATTATTTAACTGCTTGGACAAATGATCCTTCTGGGGTAAAAATGCGTGTTCTTACTGTTTCAGGAACCACAGTAACCGCACCGGGATCAACTACTATTCCTTATTCAACAGCCGCTAGGGGGTCTGAATTTGGGTTTAAAGTAAATCCTTACGATGCGACTAAAGCATTAGTTTTTCAAATCAATGCAGATAAGTATTTATATATTACAGATGTTGCCATTAGCGGTTCAACGATAACTGCTACTTCTTCCGGTAACGTAGTAGACAATTCAAACACTTATGAGCGTCAAGGCACTATAGACTTGTGTTATTTGACTTCTACTAAGTTTGTAATGATTGCCAGTAGAGAATCTACATCAGGTGACGGTCAAGGTCGTACCCAGATCGGTAACTTAAATAGCGGTTCTTTTACCTATGGTGCTCAAATAGCATATGGGGGTTCGTCCTACCCTGATTATGCCGTCCAACAAGCGCAAGTGGTTAACTCAACTGTGACTCCTGATGCGTGGATTCTGGTGTGGTCGGACACTACAGACAAAAAAGCCGATGGTCGTATTGGCTCTTATTCTACAGACACAATCACTTTGGGAACCAACACCGAAATTTCAAGCACACAATACAACTATTTTGATGTTGCAAAAGCTGATGATGCTGACGGACATTTTCTAGTGATGGGGGATAATAACTCTAGTACAGCTTGGGTAAAGCTTGGTAAAACTGGCGGCACATCAAGTAATCTAACCTCAACCAACCTTTTAGGTATTGCCTCTGGAGCCATCAGCGACACAGCGACAGGAAAGATAAATACTTGGGGTAGCAGGAACGAGGGCCAAACAAGTCTTACGGTAGGGTCGGATTATTACGTGCAGACCGATGGGACAATTACGACGGCTACAGGTGGTCAACTTATTGGGACAGCCATTACAGCCACACAAATTAACATGAAGGATTATACGGGATGACGAATCTTAGCGATCTTTTCCCTGCGGGTGCAGGGAAACAAGTAGCTTTCACGGCAAGTGGTAACGTCACTATTGCGGGTAAGCCTGTTATTTTGAACGCTAACGGAACTGTTACTCAAGTTACTTCAACTGCTATACCCGCAGCTATTGGTAGTGCTGCTACTTATCAATCCTCTGTTGCTTTTGAAACTGCTGCTACTTTTGATTCTAATAGCAATAAGGTGGTGGTTGCTTTTCAAGGCAACACAAATTATGGGTACGGAGTTGTGGGAACAGTTTCGGGAACTTCAATATCGTGGGGAACCCCAGTAGTATTTTCAAGCACCAATACAGCTAGGTACATGGCCGCTACGTTTGATTCTAACAGCAACAGAGTTGTATTTGCGTACCAAGATTTTAGTAACAGTTCTTACGGAACCGCTGTTGTGGGAGAAGTTTCGGGCACGTCTATTTCTTATGGTTCAGCAACGGTATTTGCCTCAGAGAACCCTTGTACTGAATTTGCCGCTACTTTTGATAGCAGCAATAATAAAGTAATCATAGCTTATAGGGACTCTGTAAACTGTGGAGATGTGATTGTAGGCACAGTTTCTGGAACAAGTATTAGTTTTGGCACTAAAGACGAGTTCTCTAACCAAACACCCATGTATATGTCTGCTACTTTCGACACTTTTACTAATCAACCAGTTATAGCTTATAATGAGGCATCCTCCCCTGATGGAAGAGCTTTTACTGCTGCTGTCTCTGGAACAAGTATTACTGCTGCAACTCCTGTTGTATTTTCATCAAACAACGCAAGGCCGGGAAAAGATAACGGCATAGCTTATGATTCTTCTAGTAACAAAGTAGTTATAGCGTATGGAGATACTACTCAATCAGACGATGGGTATGCTGTTGTAGGCACTGTCAACGGGACCACTCTTACTTTCGGGACTCCGGTTCAGTTTGAGTCTGGAGCAGTTGCAGATTATTCTCCTCAAGTTAGTTACAATGTAGCTGCCAATAAGCACGTCATAGCTTACACAGATACATCTAATTCTAATTATGGAGAATATGTAATTGGAACGGTTAGCGGGACTTCAATATCGTTTACGAGTTCCGCTACGTTTGAGTCTGGAGGCACAAACTATTTAGCGATAACTTATGACAGCAATGAAGAAAAAACGGTCGTAGCTTTTGCAGACACAGGGAACAGTAACTATGGAAAGGGAATAGCTATTCAACCCGCCTACACTTCCACAAACCTCACCGCAACAAACTTCCTCGGCATCTCAGACGAAGCTATCTCAAGCGCAGCCTCTGGCAACATAACCATTAAAGGCGGCATAGCCGCTACGGGTTTAAGTTCGCTAACTCCGGGCAGTGATTATTACGTTCAGATAGACGGGACATTCGGCACTTCGGCAGATAATCCTAGCGTCAAAGCGGGTAAAGCCTTGTCAGCCACAGCAATTAACTTGGAGTATCAATCGTGAGCAATTTATCTGATCTACTTCCTGCGGGCGCTGCGGCAAAACAACTAACGTTTACTGACAGTGGCAGTGGTATTACTAGTAAGAAACCTGTGGTTATAGAAAGCGATGGGGATGTTACTGAAGTATCTGAAACTGCAACTTCTGAAAGCGCGGGAACACCCGCGCAATATAGTGCTGAACAACTCCCTACTTATTACGGACTTTGGGCGGGTTATGACACAAATGTAAACGTTCATTTTTGGAGTGCTTCAAACCAAACTAATTATTACCCTCAACTTCTTTGCGCTACTTTATCGGGCAGCACTTTTACGTTGCAATCAACAACAAATGTTCTAAGTAATGACCAAACAGGAAACCAAAGGGTGACCTGTTTTCATCCCCCTACAAATTACACTATGTATTTTGTGGCAGAAAGCGAACAGAACTATGTGCAAGCATTGACGATTGCGAGTAGTGGGGCAAGCGCCACTGTACAAACTACAGCAAGTTTGGGTCTTGGTGGGTACGGCACTAAAGGTAACCCAGTTCGAGCAGTGTATGACGAAGACAGTGAATGGATTGTAATGATGATGGTTGACGTAACTACCAGACCTAGACTAATAGCGGTTAAACCATCAGGGTCGCCCGGATCAACTAGTATTTCAGTTGGTACGTCAAATCAAATATTTAACGACACAGTAAAGTACCCCGACCTCTATTACGATAAGTCTCAAAATAAAATTGTAGCGGGTTACACAGACGATAACCAAAGCAATAAATTTTATTTGCATGAGATCACTGTAAACGCTTCAGACGGTAGTTTGAGTTCTGGTACAAGAGTGGTCTTATCTTCTGACGCTCAAAAATACAGCAGCATGGTTTATGACGAAGATGCCGAAAGGGGTATTTATGTTGGTGGTAGCGGAAGCGCAGATGCAAACGCTTATCAAGCAATGGCTATACAACTAAATTCTGGTTCGTTTACCATTGGCACGGCCTTGGCTAAAGCTGATTTTGCTGACATAAACTCAAGTGGTGGAGAAACTGTGCGATCTCGTGGTAATAATTCAAGAGGTAGAGCTATAATTTACCACCCCAGTGCAAAGGCAACTTATTTCTTTTACAGATTTCAATCTGCTTCGTATTTAGGTACGTGGGCTATAACTTGTTCTGGTAACACACTAACAGCAAGTACCTCAATAACCACTAGTGCGACAAGTCTTTCAAGGAGTGAACTTGGATTGTCGTATGATCCTGACACCGAATACCTTGGTATTTTTAGTAATGCTTATGTATCCAGTGCTCATCGACAGTATTTTCAAGCCTTTCGCCCCGCTTTTACTACAACAAACTTAACTGCAACTAACTTTGTAGGCATAGCTGATAGCGCAATTTCAGCCAGTGCAGCGGGTAGCGTAATAGTTCAAGGTGGTACGGTGGCAGGGCTATCAAGCCTAACCGTTGGTTCTAACTATTTTGTACAGCCCGATGGGACATTTGGTACTTCAGCAGGTAGTCCTAGCGTTAAAGCAGGATTAGCACTTTCAACAACATCTTTACTTTTGAACGGAGACTCATGATGAGCCAGACGATAACTAGAAATGACGGCAACGTGTCACTGTACGTTTTTGACGATAGCGTTAATGTCGATTTATCAGCTACGCCTAATACCACGGTTAGAAATAACGGCGGCAACGATTTTGACATCGGTGATTTAAACGCTAGTAATGCTACTTTACACACCGGAGTTACTGCTCCTGACGGATGGATGGGTGGTAAACATACCTATGACGGCAGTGCTTGGGGCGATGTCAGCGGCTGGGTAAACCCCGCAGCAGGAATGCTTGAATCAGAAAAACCTCGTTATGAAGCTGATTCTAGCATTAGCTCGACTTTCACAGACGCAGTACAGACTGAAATAGACCGCATTAAAGCTCTGTAAAGATGAACAATGAATATTTATATTCTGGTTTTGATTATCGGAGGAATTGCCGCAGTATCTGATTGTGACGATGGCGCGTTGTGCTTTGAGCAAAAGACTAGTTGTGAAAGGTTTGCTCAAAGAATTATTTTGAATAACAACAATATAGCGGCAATGTGCCAGAGGATCGAAAGTGATAGGTGAAGCAATGTTAGCGATCAAAGCCTTGGACAGCGCGTTTGTCATGGT